CGTGTGCTCTTCCGATCTGATCCATACCGTGTATAGACGCTCTGTGTTGTTGTAGGAATTGGTCATCTCCAGACGACAAGCCGCTGGCAGGTCTCCCTCGATCACCCCCGCTGCAATCTGCACATAGTTATGGCGCTTGTTGGGGCTGCTGCCCACTCCATCGTTGCAGTTAAACACGTTGAGGCCGGTCGTGTTATCCGTCCCGTTGCCATTGCTAAGAGGTATTTGGGCTTCCGCGCCCTCCCAGTAATTGCGGCGCTCGAAGGCCAGCGTCACTTCCGGCGAGCGCTCCAGCCGATCCATGCCCCCTTCGCCCACCAGCAGCGCGCCGTCCGTCACTGGGCTGCGCCACCATACCCCATCGCCGTTGTCCCGCTCCATGTAGACCGGGCTGAGATAGGGCCGCTGCTGCCGGTCGATGGCCTGTTGCAGCAGTTTGTTGACCGCCTGCACGGTGGCTCTTACGCTCGCCAGGTTGCCGCGCACTACCACCACCGCCTTGTCGGTCACCTTTTCATCGTTCGGCCCGGCGTCGCCGGGCTGGTAACTGGTCAGGATGCCGGTGGTCAGGTCGCTGAGCGTGACCGTGGTCGTGCCGTCCGTGATGCGCAGGCCGAGCATCTAGAGCCGCCTCCGCCGGATTTCATCGGCGATGGTCTCCGCCATGCGGTAGACGTCGATCTGGCTGTCCACGGTGGCATACACGACCACCGGTGGGGTATCGTTTGCCGGCTGCCCCCCCTTGAGCGGGGCAAACGTCGCGCGCTCGGGGCCCGCCTCGCCCGCTAAAAATAGGGTCGGTTTGGTCACCAGCCAATCGCCGCCGGCGGCCTGGGCGTGGTAATCATATGAGGTCACCCCCAGGTTGTTGACCGTGACGTTTTTGGGCAGCTTGTTGTATTCCGGGAAGTCGCCTACCTCAAAGCCAACTTTGATTTTGATGTCTTGCGGCAGCGCCAGCAGTTTCTCGTATAGGGCTTGCGCTTTTTTGGTGGACTCTTCCAAACTTTCCTGGAAGGGCTTCAGGCCCTCCTCTTTCATCTTCTCCAGGCCCTGCTTGTAGGCTTCCATGTCGCCCGTCTGTTGATATTTGGCCCCAAGATCATTCAGCCCGTTGGTGAGCAGCTGCTGACTGTAATATTGGGTGCCCATTACCTCATCGATGGTCTTCAGCCCGTTGAGATACCGCTCGCCTTTCACATTCATCCCGCCCAGGCTTTGCATGGCCTGGCTGGCCGCGCCGCTCGTCCACTGCTGCATACTGCGCGTCAATTCGTTTTGCTCGTCTATCAGCCCCCGGAAAGTTGACATCATGTTCGTGCCGGCCGCCTCTTGCCAGTCGGACAATGCGTGGCGGTTGTTCAGCCACATGCGCAAGTTATCGTCGCCCTTGTTGGTCAACTCGTCCATGCCCTGCGCCGAGCGCTGCGCCCAAGCGGACAGGCGGTCATCATCTGTAAAACTTGCCCGGAGTTCCGCAGCCGCCTGCGCCGCTCTATATTCTTCCCATTCCGCCTCCGTCAAAATTTTTACTTGATCTTTGACCAGCCGCGCGCCGGTAGCCGCATTTTCATAAACCAGAATCTGGCCGTTGACCTCTTTGACCAGCAAGCCGCTGACGTTTGCTGCTCGCTCAATCTCTTTTCGATATTCCTGATAATTCGCCGAGGAGACGGCTACTTCCTGGCCGTGCTGCTGCACGACTGCATTGAGCCGGTCACCCATCATCATCAGGTCATACGCCGCCGTCGCTGCGCTGGTAATCCCCGGTGTAAGTCTGATTTTGAATGCATCACCCAGGTTACTGACGGCTGTCTCCAACCGCTGATAAGGCGCGACGGTGCTGTTCGCTGCATCCCCGACCTTTTCAACTTGCGTTTCGGCTTGCTGCAAAAACGCTTCCGTAAATGCGTCATTGACGCTCATCCCGGATGCCTTCAGTTTATTTAGCCGTTCCTGGAAACCATCCACGCTCACACCGAGTTGGTCAAAGCGCATTGTCGTCTGGTTTGCCAGCGTGAGCACCAACTGGTTCATGTCCATGTTCAGTGCGCCGACCGCTCGCGCCAGCCGCACCGTCTGGTCTTGAGTTTTTGTCAAACCCAAAGCCATGATCGACCCGGCACTCTCCACCAACTGAGCATCTGAGATCATCCCGCTGGTAGCATCCCGCAGTTTGCCCAGCATCAAATCACCGGTTGCGTTCATCGAGTCCGACAACCGGTCAAACTTCTCGCGAGCGTAATCGAGCTGTGCTCCCGCCTTGCCAAATTCGAATGTTTTTTGGATCAGCGCTCCCGCGCTACCCAGTCCCAAGCCAATCCCAACCCCTCGCAGCAAATTATTAACCCTGTTCGTGAATGTGTCTACAGAACCAGTTGACTCTTTCAGCCCCTTATCGAGTCCCTGGGTATTTGCTCCGATCTCGACCAATAATTTCGCGACGCTGATTGGCATAACACCTCATAACTTAGTATTAGGGGAGCTCTTATGCATGACATTGCGCATCTGTTCGATTTCGATTTCGCGCGCCATCCGCACCGCCTCTAACCATACGGCCGGTTGCTCAATCAGCTCCCACGGCGCGACTCTTAGCCACTTCGCCGCTGTAACGATCTCCAGCCACTCCAATGTTGCCGCATCCGGCGGATCAAACAGTTTTGGCGCGCTGACCCAGCGCATCAGCCTTTTTTTTCTAGCGCTCCCCGCATGTCGCCGGTCAATGCCTCCAGTACCGCACTCAAGAAACCGAGCGGCAGTTGGTTGGCGATTTCGGTGGGAGAGATTGGCTTGCCTGCGTCGTCAAGCACATCCCACGCGGTCACTGCCGCGCCGATTTGTACCACCGCATCTGGCTGCTCACTCAAAAAAGCGGGGGTGATCACGTTGACCAGGTAGGTCACGTTAACCACATCGCCCTGATACTCAACCTCGATGGTGCGCGTGCGTTTTTGCAAATCGCTCAGTTTGATCGGCATACTCAGTACTCCTCTACAGCGTCTGTACGTTGGTAATGACCTGGACCTCAAACGCCTTGCCCCAGGCCGCGTCGTGCACGCCCGTCAGGGTGTACTCCATCGCGTAGATACCCTCCTGGTCGGAAAACTCACTAACCGCGCTGATCTGGCCGGCGAAATCGATCTGGACGGTGTGCTTGTACGTGCTCTCGATGGTCGCCCCCTCGGCCTTGACCCGCAGCCATTTGGTTGCCCCGCTGCGCATCGTCGCCAGCAGCCCCAGCCCAACCGTGTCCGTCGCCAGTTGCAATGTGGCCTCCAACGTCGGGTCGCTCTCCAGCACCACCGGGCTTTGCCCCACCGGCCAGGCCAGCGCGTTTTTATCGTTGAGCCGCCATACCAGCGAAAACCCGCGCGTCAGCGCCGTCGCCCCGGCCAATCCGGCCTGGGTATCGGCAAGGTAAAACTTGAGCTGCGTCGCCATCACCGGCAGCGCCGGCAGGCTGGTCGGGCTGGCCGTCAGCGTGATCCCCGTATCCAGCGCCTGGCCCAGCGCCGTTCCACTGATCTCCACGGCGCTGCGATTAAAGGTCATCTCCAGCCCGGCCACTTTCACCCCCGCCCCGCGCCAGGCGCTGTTCACGTCGCCTTGCTCGACCGTCAGCGTCTTGCCGGCGTCCTCGGCGCTGGTGTTACTCGTAAACGTCCACTTGTAGGCGGTCGTCGCCCCTTGCTGCGCCGGGGTCGGCTGCGAAAGCAGCGAGACCAACAGGTACAGGATTTCGTTGTACGTCAGCCGCCCGCTGATCGCCGCCTGGCTCCATTCCTTGTTGACCGTCGCGAAACTGGCGTATTTGTTGCCCATCGCCTTGAACACGTCCGACTCGGATTGCACTGAAGGCGTCAGCGAGCAGGCCAGCAGCTTTTTGTTGGCTGCTACCGGTGTCCCCGGCACGGTCTCAATCCCGATCTGCACACCCTGAAAAATAGTTGATTTTTCACTCATGCTATTGCTCCTACTGTGTATAGAGGCGGTACTCCATCAGAACCGCCTTGTATGGCTTGCCGTTATCCTCGCTCATCCGTCGCGAGCCTTCGTACACTGCTGCGATGACGCCAACTCCTGAAGCCCTGTGAACCACGAGCCGGATGCGGTCTGCTATGGGTTCGAGCGGCAGGTAGGACGGGCCTTCCGCCCACACAGTCACCTGCCATAACTCGTCATCCATGATCCGCTCGGCGCTTATGTTCGCGACCGGGATCGCCGACACGCTCTGGATTATGGCCACCGGATACTGAGTATTTGTGGGGGCCTTGTCCACGTACACCCGGCTGCCCAGCGCCGCGGCCAGTTGCGCATCGCCCGTGATCACCGAGTGCAGCCAGCGGTCGGCGTTGAGGATGGTCATCGCACCTGGTCTTCTAACCGCTGCAAGGCGGCTAAAAATGATTGCTTCACCTTTTCCGCTGCTGGACGCATAAACGGCTTCGCGCGGCTGCCCGGATGGCTGACCATCATCACCGGATGGCTCGCCCCCGGCCAGTACAGGGCCTTTTTGCTCTTGGGCCGGATGACGTGCGGCCGCGTGCCGTACTCGACCGCCTCAGCATATTCGGCATGTGCGGAGACAATCGCGCTCGTCGGACTAGTCATCTCCATCTGGATGCTGTTCTTGAGCGTCCCCGTGTCCACCGGCACGATTGCTTTCGCGTTCGCCTCCACGTCCAGCGCCGTTTTACGCACAATCGCGCTCACAGCCTCCGGAAATCTCTTCGCCAGCTTCGGCAGGTTGTTGTAAACGATCTTTATCGTTGCAGCCATTGCATTTTTTCCAGGTGGGCAAGAACTTTGTCCAATTCGGCGGCCTGTGCGAGTTGCTCAAGCTCAATGCGCTCGGTGGCGGCGAGCACCGCGCTCAGGTTGGTATCCGGTTCGTCCGATTCGTCACCCGGATCAGGCTGCGGATTCGGCGCAGGTGCGGTGATCCCCGTCCATGCTTTTAGTTGCTCGACTGTCCCGTTGAACAGGTTGATGTCCAACCCGCGCGGGCTGCCCGCCGCGTTGGTCACCGCCGGCGAGCGATATACACGCCCAGCATCACCACTCCATTGCCACATCTGCCAGGTTTGCGGCCGGGTTGGGCAGTAGCCGAAACTATAGGGGATGTGCGCGCTCGCCGGGCGCAGCTTGTAGACCTCGCTCATCGCCAGCGTCGCCCCCGTCCCGTTGACCCAGTTGGCCGTCCAGACGAACAAGTCCGGCTGCACACCCAGGTACGTCGAAAGCGCCGTCTGCGGCTTTGCTGGGTCATCGATAAACGAGCGGCGCGAGTACACCCCCATTTTGAACGCCCGCAGGTTGCCCTTGCTCTGCTGCCGCCGGATGCGCTCCACCAGGTCGGCCACGTAGAACTTGATCCACACGTCGGTCACCTGGCCCACGCTGCTCAGCAGGCTGTTGTCCTCCACGTCGAAGGCCAGCCAGCAGATCGCCTTGTTTTTGAGTGTCTTGAGCATCTGCTGTAGCAGCGGGTGTTGCTCGTCCGTCAGGTTGTCGATGCCCGTCATCGTCTGCTGCTTTTCCAGCCAGTAACGCGGCCCCACAAACCAGTAGGCCCCGGTCAGGATGTCTTGGTCATAAGCCGCCTGCACTCGCCCGGCGAACTGAGCATCCTCGTATAACCCCGCATCGCTTCCGCCGGCTTTGAGGGTCACAAAGTCCAGGTTGCCCTTGAGCTGCGCCCAATCCACTTTTTCATCCCAGTGGCTCAGGTCTAAGCCGATAGCGTTGGTCTCATAAGCCATCAGGTTCTCCTTCGCGGCAGCGTTTTTTGCTCCAGCGCCGCCTCCACTTTGGGGGTCAATGTTTTGACTGCCTCCGCCACCGACCGGGCATGTTGATCATGCAAGTCAAGTCGCTCCAACATCTGATTGGTAGCCGCGGCAATTGCGCTCAGGGTTACCTCGCGCTGCTTGTCCTGCGCCTCCCAGCGACCGGTCAACTCGCGGATCGTGTCCTGCCACGATTTGCTCTGTGCGGCTTGTGCCTGTTCCCGTTTCTCATTCTGGATGTCTCGCCAGGTGCGATCATCATTAATCGCCTGTTTGATTTGCGTCCAGGCCCAGCGGGCAGCCACCAGCAGGCCCCCGCCAAATGAGATCACCAAAAATACCACCGCGCCGAGGGGGCCCCAACCGGTAAATGCCGACGGATCGATCATGCTATTTAGCCTGCGGCGCAAGCACCAGCTTGTAGATCACGGTCATCACCGCGAAGATTGCGCCGATGGCTCCGCCGATCAGCGCCGCCCAGCCCTGCCAGGTGTCTGGATAGGGCGGATTGAATGCGCTCGAAAGGCCCACCGAGGCCACCCCGAACAGGAACGCCACGATCAGCGACGCATAGAGCGCTGGTTTGCCCTCCAGGGGCTTCCCCGTGGCCTGCTCGTAAACCCATTTCACCATTTGCACAAACGGCGCGCCCACCAGGGCAAATAGCGCCGTTGCAATGACCAATACCTGCTCATTCATCTGTTTTTCCTTTCGCGATTAGCCAGAGCGCCAGCACAACAAAAACGACTGTCCCGCAAACTGTACGCAAAGTCTCCGCCAGCGCGCTGCTCATCTCACCTCAACGCAGCTCACCCGCAGCGCCGTTTTGCTGGAGCGCCGGGCGATGCCGATCACCTGATACTGAGTACCGTTGCACTGCAAGCGATCACTCTCGGTCAACTCAGTATCTGAGGGGAGCGTCACGATCACCTTGTACAGCGCTCCATAGCGTCCGGCAACCTCTTGCTCGGCGTCCTTCCACGCCTCTTCAGCCAGGCGGCCTTTGATCGTAGCAACCGTCGTCCAAGCCTCGCTCCAGCCCCCCGCCCCGTCGGGCGTGCGCGTCAACCGCTGTACGTAGATTGTTTCGGGCAAGGCTGCCTCCTGCGTGGCGCGCATGGCCGTAAGTTCGTCGTCAGTCAACATCATTGCGCTCCATTGGCGGTTCGGCGACCAGTCTCACCGTGGTCGGACTGCGCCGCGCCCGGTAGTAGCGGGCCATGCTCATAGCGTGCTCGTAAGCCTGCCCGCGGGCGAAATTCGCGCCGTCCGCGGAAAAGTCAAAATTGCCGGCGAGCATGGCTGCTTTTCGCTCCCAGAGTTCGGCGACCGCGCTGTTGGTATCGTAGGTCTCGGCCCAGGCCGCGTTGGTCTCGCCATCTCGCAGCACCGGGAACCGCCCAGCCGCGTCCGCGCACGGATAGCGGGAGATCGCGGCTGAGATTTGTTGGTCTGTCAATCCCTCAGCAGCGATCCCCGCCAGGTTACGCACCCATAAGACCTGATCGGCCGTGGGAGCCACGGATCACACCCGCACCCACTCGATATAGGCGTTGCCAACCAGCCCGGCGACAGTCGCCGAAGCGGTGATCACGATGTACTCACCCGCTTTCCATTTGACGGCCGCCTTGCCATTGGTGCCAGGGTTTTTGAGGTTGTCGAACACACCCGCAGCGGCATTAACATCCAGCCCGTCAATCAGGTTATCAGAAGACGCCGTGCCATCAGCGTGCACACCCGCGTCAACGGTAGCCGCGCCGGTGCTCTTGGTGGTGATGTCCAGGATCAGGCGCTTGACGATCAAATCGCCGCCCAGCTCGTTGCGCAGTTTCAACACCCCGCCCACCGCGGTCGAGGTCGCCGCGGTCAAAGCCACTTTATAAGCGTTTTTTTGCTCCATTGTCGCTCCTACGGAACCAACGCGGCGAACGGGAAGCGGTCGGCCGCAGTCGGCTGGGCCAGCGTGATGGGATTGGGCAAAGCCATCCCCAGGCGCAGCACAGCGCGCAGGGCCACCATGTCCTGCTGAGCCAGGTTGTAGACGATAGCGCCGCTGCCGTCCTGGATGACCGCTTCCGTCAGCACCTTATAGGTGATGTCCTGGCGGAAGGCGTACAGAAGATTACGGAAGTCGCCGGAGATGTCCAGCACGGTTGCGGCGACCATCGAGCCATTTTCGGGAAACTCAATCGGGGTGCCGGCCAACTGGAACCGGGCCGCATCCTGCATTGACGTGGTGAACATCGGCGTGCCGGCCGCGACCAGTCCACCCGCGCCGCTGTAGACTTTTTCACGCAGGCCACGGAGTTTGCCTTTCATTGAGATGGCAGCGATGGAGCCATTCACGGCATATCCATCCGCCTCGACCAGGCTGAACACCCCACCATCACCCAGCAGCACGTCATACAGGTCTTGTCCTGCGGCCTCCTGGGTGGAAAGGTCAACCTTGTGCGCGGACGGCATAGCTCCCAGGATGCCCGCGCCCCCGAAGTTGGTGTTCCAGGAGGTCGGGATATTGGTCCCCAGCAGGGCCGCGGCGTCGATCACCGCGCCAAACGCCTCTTCGATGCGCGGCCGCACTTCGGCCCAGATGTCGTAGGAGGCGTCCGCGAGCACGGCTTCGGGGATGGGCACGATGGCCGCGATTTCCTCGGCGACTAAATACTTGTTGCCCCAGGCCATCTGCGTGGTCTGCTTGAGGCCGTTG